CTCATCAGTGTGAAGCGGCTAAAGGTTTTAATTTACAAGGCTTTGAGCCGTTTTTTTAATTTCTGTGATGGCTGAAAATGAGTCGTTTTAATATAAAATAGATGTCTAAAAATGTCTAAAATCGCTTGTCTAAAAGTAAGATGTCTAATAAATGTCTAAGAGATTTATAGTGATATTGCAGTCTCTATAGAGTTATTTACTTGCTCTTTATCTACTAAAATATGACTGTACACATCTATAACCATTTTCTCTGTGTCACCTAAAAGTTTTGCAATCATCTTTGTAGATATAGCGGGTACTTGGTAGCACAGACGAGTGCAGTAGTTATGTCTGAAGATGTGTGGAGTAAGACCGTGTATAATCCTGATTGTATCTGTACCTCCCGCAGCAATATTCATTTTCTTTATAATCTGTTCCCACATTTTTTCAAAGCTTGATAAAGTCATTTCCGAACCGTCTAACTTAGTGATAAGATAGCTGTCTACAGTCTTAATATATCCACTCATAAATTCAAGAAGATATCCGGGCATTGGCACTGTCCTTTGTCCCCTAACTGTTTTAGTTTCCTTTATATAGGATTTATTAATATCAAACGCCATAGACTTTGTTATGCTTATTTCAGCATTTTCAAGTGATATATCATACTTGGTAAGTGCCAAGGCCTCACCTCTTCGCAGGCCACAGCCGTATAAGAGATAGACAAAGCATTTCTCTCTATCAGTAAACTCTGCAGTCTTTATGACTTTTATTTCCAAGTCCGTAAGAGCTCTTTTTTCTTTGCTTTTATAAGAGGGTAGTTCCAAATCATCTACAAGTGTATGCGCTACATTTATCGGTATTAGTTGAGCCTTTGAGGCGGATTTTAGAATTTGCTTTAAGGTCAGTGCAAGTTGTTGGCAGGTTCGGGGTCTATCCACTCTTTCATTTATAAGAGACTGCAGTCTTGCGTGGGTAAGATGCTGCATAGGAATATCTCCTATATCAATGATGTGCTTATCTATAATGTTTTTGTACATAAGGTATGTATTTCTTGAGCGATTTACCTTGTATGTATCAAGCCATTCTATCGCATAGTCATAAAGCGATATATCACTTGAGGTCACATATTCTCTTTTATATACTTTATCCTTAAGTTCGTTTACTTTCTTTTCCAGATCGGCGCTGGACTTCTTAGATATAAGGTTGATTCTGTGCTTAGACCCGTCAGGATTGTATGTTCCGTCCCATACTTTCGCACGGAAATAGCCATCTTTTCCTTTACTGTACTTTGCTTTTGCCATATGTACCTCCTATTTTTGGGTATAAAAATAACACCTGTTGCAAGGTGCTACTATGCGTGGTACAATATAGCTTGTTCAGAGGTATATTGCTTGCAGGCAGAAGCTTGCAACGGTATACATAGCCATTCAGTATTGGCGTACCGGGTGGCTTTTTTAATAAAAAATCTCTAGGTTCGGCTTTGTCCTGATACTGGGAGCGTACTGCTAGAGATTACTTATCCTTAACTAATAAGGCTTTCGCATCTCTAGGATACCATAATTACTGATAAAACTCAAACGCTTACCATTTTGTCGGTGTTGACAAAATAGTGCGTACAACATAGAATATATAAAAAGATAACTCGGGAAGGAGTAACGCTGGGTCCCAGAATGGGGTAGCTGCTTTAAAGCAGTGAGCATTCCTATGCGCCTGGGGTTATCTTTTTTTTAAAATTATAAAGTTATATTTGATTGCGTAGGCTTAAATTCGTTCTGCATCTTTATGAGCTTAAGAGTATCACCACTCATGTGCAGTATCCATAGAGCAAGCATTTTTGCTTCACCTGAAGCGGATGTATACTCAATAGACAAGTACTTCCTTGTAAGCTTTGAAGTTTTCGCAGCATTTCCGTGATACTTCTGCATAAATTTATCCTCGTCCATGCAGGACACTGATTTTATGCGGTCTTTAGGCAGATTCACATTAACCTCTGGTTTGTCAGATTTTATTTCAAAATCTGTATCAGTCATCCTGATCCAACACGGACAGTCTGTATAAAGAGCGTCTACGCCCTCATAGTGAAATGCCCTTATCGGCTTCATTTCCTTTTTAGCTCCAAATCCAAATAATCCCATATTTTTTATCCCCTCCTAAAATTTATTTTTCTTTATATCCAACAATTCCTTGGGATATACGATAGTATCTTGTTCGCAGTCAGGTATAAGTAATTCAGCTGCAAACATATTGGCTTCACGCTCTACCCATGATGTAAGTAGTAGGGTGTGATTTTTTATAAAAGCACATTCTTTAGTTCTATGCAAAAAAGCGTGGCCAAGTTCGTGTGCGACTACCACTCTAAACATATCGGTATCAATCAGATCCTCATTGATAAATATCCATTTCTTGCGTTTTATCAATTTATAAAACCCTGATAGTTCATCTAATTGACAAATTATGACTCCTATTCCGGCAAACTTTGCAATCCGGATAGGGTCTCTACTTCCAGTCATTCTTTCATAGTGTGCAATGATTGTTCTTATTTTCTTGCGCGTTTTTTCGGTATTCAATTCTATCACCCTTTGTTTTTGTTCGGATTATATTTTACCTTGTTTTCCTTCTTTGTTTCTGTAAGTGCATATTCCAGGGCATTGCGAAGAAGTGCCTTTGAAGTTTCACTAAGCTCTTGGCCGTTGTACATCAAAGGGCTGTCAGTTCCGCTCTCAAGTTGCTCCATCATCTCGTCGAGGCTTTTTGCAATGTCTTTATGGTCTGAAGAAGACAAGCTGTTGCTATCTTTTTCTTCTAATAAGTCTGACTTGTTTACGCCGAAGTAGTCAGCTAAGGCTTGAACTTTGCCCATTCTAGGTAAAGCGACCATTTGTAGCCATGTATTAAAAGTTTGTGGCGATACGCCTATAGCGTCTGCAACTTCCTTCTGTGTTTTATTTTCTCTATCTAAATAGTGCCTTAGGTTTTTGGCGAATATTTTCTTTTGAAGTTCATCTGACATACATCTATCCTCCTAAACACATAATATAATGTAATTTGATTAAAGTCAACAATTAGTAAAAAAAAATTTGATTTTAGTATTGACATCAAATTAAATTTGATTTATGATATAGCTGGTAAGACTTAGGAAAGGAAGTGATAAAGATTTTACAGATAAGTTTAGCGGCGGCTAGAGTAAACGCTGGAATGACACAAGAAGACGTATCAAGGGCCCTCAAGGTCTCAAAAAATACCATTGTAAGCTGGGAAAAAGGGGCGACGGAACCAACGATTTCAAGGGTAAGAGAGTTATCGGAGCTTTATAATATTCCGTTAGACAATATTTTTTTGCCTTGTAAATCAAATTAAATTTGATTTTGATAAATGGAGGTGATTTTATCAACGAGTTAAAAATATCTTTGGCGGCGGCAAGAGTAAATGCAGAGCTTAGCCAAAGGGAAGTAGCAAGAATGTTGAAAGTAGGTACGCAGACTATTTTAAATTGGGAAAAAGGCAAAGTAGCAATGCCGGCTTTTCAACTTGAAAAATTATCTGAGATTTACAAGATGCCGATTGAGAACATAAGAATTAAAAAGAGCTGCACAGCTCAGAACCAATGAGTTATGCAGCAAAAATAGCAATTATTTTTTCTTACTTGGTGTTTGTGATAAAGCAGAACCGGCAACGGATTTGGAAGCAGAGCTTGTTCGCTTATCACGAAGAATTCTAGAGGCAGTAGATGCAACTCTTTTCGAAGTTTCTTTATTAGCCATAGACACCTCCTTTCATAGATTTTAATTAAGTATATTACTATGAAACGATGAAGTCAAGGACAAAAACACAATATATTGATACAAATTAAAAATAAAACCTATATATTGTGGCATAAAGTAAGCGGAAATAAATAGAAGTAGGCAGAAGTAGTTGTTTTTACATAAGAAAATACTAGGAGGTGATTTTATAAAAATAGAAAAATGGAATGGTTTTGATATTCGTTTTAACGATAAAGGGGAAATTATTACCGAAGACTTTATGGCCATACTGAGCTTGTTGAGTGACGGAATGTATCTTCCGATAAGCATACTTGAAGAGCAATCATATTATGAGGTGTTTGGAATTTATTTTTTGGAAGATGGTAGGCAGTTGAAAGTGACGCTATGGGTAGAAGATGAAATGCTGGATACCGAAAACCCTATAGTTTTGGTTGATATAAAAAAGGCATATGGGTATGAAATGCCAATACCACCAAGACATACACCTATAGAAATAGCAAGTCAAGAATACATTTATGTAATTGGTATGGCGGGCACAAAATTCTATAAAATTGGTTGCTCAAATAATCCGGTAGAAAGGTTGAAAGCTCTACAGACAGCCAATCCATGCGACTTAGATATTATTGCGATATTTATAAGCCAGAATATGTATTTGGACGAAAGAAGAATACACGAACATCTAAACAGATTTCATAAAAGAGGGGAATGGTTTGAAATTGATAACGTTTTTGAAACTGTTATGGCAGTCAAAGACAAGTACGGACTGGATGTATCGGTAAGCGATACGATTTATAAGAAAAACGAAGAAAAGGTGGGTTAGGAGGGAAGAATGACCGAAGAGCAGAAAAGGTTAGAAAGTATTTTATTAAGATTGGTTGAGGATTTGTACATAAAAGGGACGGTGGAGCAGGTATCACTGATATCACATGAACTTATAGAATTGTGGGAGGTAACGAGAAAAGATGGAGTTTCCAAAACAAATAATGAAAATGTCAGAGCTGAAGACAATGGGATTTCCTATACCTTTACTTATGGAAGCGTACAGGGATCCAAAGCAAACATTCGCTACTAAGGTGGACCCGTCAAAACCGAATTCAACAATAATATTCGATACAGCCGGTTTTGATAAGTGGATAGCAAAGAGGATAAAGATACAGACTGCAGAATTTGCAAGTCAGAGAAGAAGGCCTGCAAGGTGGCAGTGGAAAATGGTAAGAGAGGTAGGATAAATGAAAAAGGAGCTAAAAGAGGTTTTAAACAACGATTTTGAAAATATGGACCTGAGAGGCGTTGAATTCAAAGGGCAAAACCTGACAGGAGCAAACTTTTCAGGAGCAGACCTTGAGGGGGCTTGCTTTATAGATGCAGTTCTTGTCAGTACAAATTTTGAAAGTGCAAATTTGAAAAACACAGACTTTTCATGCGCTAATGCTTGGTCAGCAAACTTTAATGAAACTAACTGTAAAGATGCATTGTTCTTGTCTGCTAATTTGACAGAAGCAAATTTTGAATGTGCCGATCTGGACGGTGCGTCATTCGCTCAGGCTAATTTAACCGAGGCAAACCTTCAGGATACAAATATTATCACAGCTGAGTTTGACAATACTGTGGGTATTTATCCGGTTTGTCCGACAGAGGGTGAGTTTACTGGGTGGACGATAGGAGAGGATTTTAAGGGCAATGAGTGCTTAGTGGAAGTATTTATTCCTGCTTGGGCGGACAGAAGTTCAGGAACAACAAGAAAATGCAGGGCTGAGGCTTTAGTAATCAAATCTTTAGAGTTGCTAAGTGATAGTGGGGATGCACTTTTCATGAGACTCAAACATAGAGATTTTGGATTTGCAGTCGGTCAAGAGTTGTATGATAGCAATTTTGAAGTAGACCGATTCAATGTAAGCTCTACAGATTTGTACTTCTGGATATCAAAGGATGAGGCACTGGCACAGGCGAGGAAACGCATATGATAGTACATCATAATAACACAATCATACACATAGTTGATGGTCCTAAACCCGCTTTGAGATACGAAGAAATCCACGAGGCAATACAGCCAGGCGATAAGTTTATGATGAAGTGTGAGCTTTTCAGCGGAGAAAACGCGTTAGCTACTGATGTAATCTGGGAAGTTGAAGTCAAGAAAGTGTATCACAACTGGTGTGAATTAAAGATTATAGAGGAAAGAGAAGAGGCTGCTCACGGCAAGAAAAAGAAGAAAGCTGTCAGGATTAAGAGGATTGAGAGAAGTATGTCGGCCACAATTGGTCAGATACTTACAGACAGCACTCTGGGAGCGATACTCTGCAATCCTTCATTGAGCAGGGTGCTTGAAAAGAAAACATTAAAAGAACTATTAGAAGATAAGGAACTGGGAAGAAAACTTCTCAGCAAAGGAGGATTTAAATGTCTAATTTAAAAGAAAAAATTGCAGTAGCAGATGTGTGGACAGGAAAGAAGTTAGAGAAAGATATAGCAGAGTTTAAGAGCAGTCACGGTAAAGAGGTCGAAAAGCTAAAGAGAAAAGTCGTAGAACTTGAGTATGATCTCGACAGTTTGGAAAGAGCTTTTTTGACTGGAATAATAGGGCTTACTATATTCAACCTTGCAGTTGTAGCAATGTTTGTTTTTTAAGGAGGAAAAATGTCAATAAAAATAAATAAGCTTGAGATAGAGAATGTAAAAAGAGTTAAGGTTATAAAGCTTGAGCCGTCACAGACCGGATTAACTATAGTAGGTGGTAATAATAATCAAGGCAAAACAAGTGTACTTGATTCGATAGCCTGGGCATTGGGCGGTGCAGCGTATAAGCCTTCTAAAGCTGAAAGAGACGGTTCAGTAACTCCACCACATTTACATATAGTTCTTAGCAACGGACTTGTAGTAGAGAGAAAAGGGAAGAACTCAGAGCTGAAGGTAACTGATCCGAAAGGCCAGAAGGCAGGACAGCAATTATTGGATTCTTTTGTTGAGAAGCTTGCTTTGGACTTACCAAAGTTTATGGAAGCAAGTGACACTGAAAAAGCAAATACTTTGCTTAATATAATTGGTGTTGGAAGTCAGTTAAAAGAGTTGGAACAGCAAGAAAAAGAAATATACAATGAGCGACTTGCAATTGGCAGGATAGCGGACCAGAAGGCAAAATTTGCTAAAGAACAGGAATATTTCCCTGATGCACCGAAGGACTTGATCAGCGCTTCTGAGTTGATTCAGCAACAGCAGGAGATACTTGCAAGGAATGGAGAAAATCAAAAGAAACGTGACAGGTTGTCAGAAATCACTTTTGAAAAGCATAGAATTTTTGATGAAACACAAAGACTTGAAGAGCAGATCAAATCATTACAGGAAAGACTGGATGAGAGAAAAAAGGCTTATGAAAATGCTGCAAAAGACGAAGCAATCGCAATAAAAACAGCAAATGAATTACAGGATGAATCCACAGAAGAACTTGAAAAGAGCCTTGCAGATATAGAGGAAATCAATCGCAAGGTTAGAATAAACCTGGATAAGGATAAGGCAGAAGATGATGCAAGAGAATATCAGGTTCAATACGATAGCCTTACAGTCAAGCTAAATGATGTCAGAAAGCAAAAGACAGAGTTGTTGAACAATGCAAATCTTCCATTGCCGGAACTTACAGTAGATGATGGAAAGCTTTTATATAAAGGCCAGCAGTGGGATAACATGTCAGGATCTGACAGGCTGAAGGTGGCTACAGCTATTATAAGAAAATTAAAGCCTGATTGCGGATTCGTGCTTATGGATAAGCTTGAACAGATGGACATGATCACTTTAAAAGAGTTCAGTGAGTGGCTTGAAAAAGAAGATTTACAGGTTATAGCTACACGAGTAAGCACAGGGGAAGAATGCAGCATAATTATTGAAGACGGTTACGCTAAAGGTTCGAAAGAAAAACCAGAAGCAAAACAAAAAGAATGGAAAGAGGGGGTATTCTAATGGAAATTATTAGAGGGAAAATACAAAAGGCAACAAAAGTAGTTATCTATGGTCCGGAGGGTATTGGCAAGTCAACATTGGCAGCAATGTTTCCTGATCCGGTCTTTATAGATACAGAAGGATCTACAGGAAGAATGGATGTTGCAAGATTTCCTGCTCCTACAAGCTTTACAATGCTCTTGGAAGAAATAAAAGAGGTTATAAAAGATAACTCTATATGTAAGACATTGATAGTAGATACAGTGGATTGGGCAGAAAAGCTTTGTGCTGAAGCTATCTGTGCCGAAAGGAATGTAAAGGGTATAGAGGACTTTGGATATGGAAAAGGATATACCTATTTAAAAGAAAGCTTTGGGAAGATGTTAAATCTACTCTCTGATGCAGTGGATAAAGGTATCAATGTAGTACTTACTGCACACGCTATGATGCGTAAATTTGAGCAACCGGATGAAATGGGAGCTTATGATCGTTGGGAGTTAAAACTCTCTAAGCAGTGTTCACCACTTGTGAAAGAGTGGGCCGATATGGTTCTCTTTTGTAACTACAAGACCATTGTTGTGAATGTAGATAATAAAGGAGTGCAAAAAGGAACAAACAAAGCTCAAGGCGGAAGACGTATCATGTACACTTCTCACCACCCTTGTTGGGATGCTAAGAATAGAGATAACTTACCTGAAGAGTTGCCAATGGAATACGAATCAATAAAGGCTGTAATAGAGCACTCTTTAAGTAGTACAGCTAAAAAGGTTGAGCCTTATATGCCTGAGTCGTCACAGATGGACTTTATTGATTATAAGAACGAGCAAAAAAAACAAGAAAAACAGCAGGAGACAGAAATTACAAATACTCCGGATATGGAGGAACTTCAAAGCGACAAAAGCCAGGTGGAAGAAGCACTGCAAAGCAATGAAGTATCTAAATATTTTTCAGATCCTGAGCGCATTCCTAAGGCTTTACGTGATTTGATGGAAAAGAATGACGTTGGTGAGTGGGAAATCCAAACTGCTGTAATGGGCAAAGGATATTACCCTGAGGGAACACTTATACAGGATATGGATCCGGCTTTTGTGGAAGGTGTACTTGTTGCCGCATGGCCTCAAGTATTTGAAATAATAAAAGAAATTAAAAAGAATCAAGCAGTTGCGTTTAATTAAAGAAAGGTAAAAAAGATATGGATAACACAATGGATAAGGCTTTAAGTTGGGATGATGAGATTAATTTAGAGAGTGAGTATGAACTCCTCCCTGCAGGTGAATATAACTTTGTTGTTGAATCATTAGGCAAAGGACATTTTGGAGGCTCTGAAAAGATGTCGCCTTGCCCTCAGGCTGATTTAACTATCATCGTAAAAAAGTCTGATGGTAAAGAAGCCAAAGTATTTGACACATTGTACCTTAATACAAAAGCTGAATGGAAATTATCTCAGTTCTTTATTGCGATTGGTCAAAAGAAAAAAGGTGAACCTTTTACAATGAATTGGGCTAAAGTGCCGGGGTCTCAGGGAAGACTTAGTTTAGTTATAAATGAGTACAAAGACAAGAATGGTAACTTGAAGAAGAATAATCGTGTAGAAAAGTACTTAGTACCGGAGAAGAAAGAGTTTACCGCAGGTCAGTTTTAATGGACAACAAAATAGCATTGAGGCCCTATCAGGAAGAGGCTAGGAGAGCGGTTGAGGATACTTGGATAAATGGTACCAAGAGAACTCTCCTGGTACTCCCTACGGGGTGTGGAAAAACGATAGTATTTGCAAAGATTGCGGAGGATATGGTTAGAAAAGGGAATCGTGTGCTTATTCTTGCGCACCGTAGCGAACTTTTACAGCAAGCGGCGAATAAAATACAAAAGGCTACAGGTCTTATATGTTCTGTGGAAAAAGCGGAAGAAACAAGTGTTGGTAGCTGGTACATGATTACAACAGGATCTATACAGACTATGCAACGTGAAAGTAGACTGAGTAAATTTGATCAAGAACACTTTCCGGTAATCATAGTTGACGAAGCTCATCATTGTATATCTGCAGGATATCAAAAAGTGCTTCAGTACTTTGAGAAATCCATGGTACTGGGAGTGACTGCAACTCCTGATAGAGGAGATATGAGAAATCTTGGAGAGTACTTTGAAACTTTAGCATATGAATACACACTTCCAAAGGCTATAAAAGAGGGATATCTAACACCAATTAAAGCCCTTACAGTACCGCTTAGTATAGATATATCTCAAGTAGGTATGCAGTCGGGAGATTTTTCAAGCGGAGAAGTTGGTAACGCTCTGGATCCATATTTGGAGCAGATAGCAAATGAAATGATTCAATACTGTAAAGATAGAAAAACAGTGGTATTCCTTCCCCTTGTAAAGACTTCTCAAAAATTTACAGAAATATTAAATAGTAAAGGCTTTCACGCAGCGGAAGTAAATGGAAACAGTGATGATAGAGAAGAGATTTTAAAGGACTTTGACAAAGGTAAATATAATGTACTTTGCAACTCTATGCTTCTTACAGAAGGGTGGGATTGTCCTTCTGTAGATTGTGTAATTGTCCTAAGGCCTACAAAGGTAAGAGCTCTTTATAGCCAGATGGTAGGTCGTGGAACACGACTATATCCAGGCAAGGAAGAATTGTTATTAATAGATTTTCTATGGCACACTGAGAGACATGAGCTTTGCCACCCTGCCAATTTAATATGTGAAGATACTGAGGTTGCAAAGAAATTAACTAAGAATCTTGAAGATAAAGCAGGCGTTGCAATAGACCTTGAAGAAGCAGAAAGGACTGCATCAGAGGATGTTGTAGCACAAAGAGAAGAAGCTTTGGCTAAACAACTTGAAGAAATGAAGCGCCGTAAGAAAAGGTTAGTTGATCCGTTACAATTTGAAATGTCTATACAAGCAGAAGACCTTGCAGGATATGTCCCTACATTTGGATGGGAAGCAGCACCGGCATCACAAAAGCAAATATCAGCGCTTGAAAAACTTGGAATATGTCCTGACGAAATAGAGAATGCCGGAAAGGCTAAGAAATTATTAGACAGACTTGATATGAGAAGGGTTGCAGGACTTACAACACCAAAACAAATAAGGTTTTTGGAAGGTAAAGGATTTCAACATGTTGGTACATGGGATTTTGACAGTGCGAGAAAGTTAATTGATCGTATAGCAGGCAATGGATGGAAGGTACCTCAGGGGATTAATCCCAAGACATATAATCCTTCTTTGCCGGATATGTTTTAGGAGGATATATGAATGCAAGGCTATGACTTAACAGAATTACTTAAATACATTAATCCGTCCATGCTGGATTATCAGGAATGGGTAAATGTGGGTATGGCACTAAAAGAAGAGGGCTATACAGCATCTGATTGGGATTCTTGGAGCAGAAATGATGCAAGATATAAGTCAGGCGAATGCTTCCGTAAATGGGGTACATTTACCAGTTCGGGTGGTTCGCTTGTAACAGGTGGCACTATATATGAATACGCTAAAAGAGGTGGTTTTGTGCCACCTCAAAAAAATACCGAGACAAGTTACGCTCTTTCCTGGGATGATACTATCGTAAAAGATGATTTGACTATAGTAGATAGCACTTGGCTTGAAGAAAGAGAAATAGAAGAGCCTTCTGATGAAAATTGGAACCCGGTACATGAGCTGATTACTTATTTACAGACACTATTCCAAAGCACTGAAAATGTAGGATATGTAACCGAGGTTTATAACAACGAAGACAAGTTAAGCCCTAAAAAAGGTAACTGGGATAGGACTGCAGGCCAACTTATAGAAGAGCTTAGAAAATACAATGATATAAGTTCTGTGTTCGGAGACAGCAACCCAGAAGCGGGGGCGTGGATTAGATTCAATCCACTGGATGGAAACGGAATCAAAAATGACAATGTGACAGATTATCGCTATGCGTTAGTAGAGTCTGATACAGTTTCATTGGGCAAGCAAAACGCAATTATGCGTGAGTTGGAGCTTCCTATAGCTTGTATGGTCTACTCAGGGAAGAAATCAGTACATGCAATAGTAAAAGTAGAAGCACAAGATTATCAAGAATATAAGAAGCGTGCGGAGTACCTATATAAGGTATGTGAAAAGAACGGATTAAAGGTTGATACTCAAAACAAAAACCCTTCAAGGTTATCAAGAATGCCGGGAATAAGAAGAGGCGAACACAAGCAATTTTTGATTGCTACAAATATAGGTAAAAGTAATTGGAGTGAATGGTATGAATGGATAGAGGGGGTTAATGATGATTTACCTGATCCTGAAGAACTGACTAATCTTTGGGATGATATACCACCGTTAGCGGATTGTCTTATAGATAATGTGCTTAGACAAGGCCATAAAATGCTACTTGCAGGACCAAGTAAAGCAGGTAAGTCTTTTGCACTCATTGAGCTTACAATTGCTATTGCAGAAGGCAAGAAATGGTTAGGCTTCCAATGTGCTAAAGGTAAAGTATTATACATAAACCTTGAGCTTGACAGAGCATCATGTTTGCATCGTTTCGCAGATGTATATAAAGATTTAGGGTACAAGCCGGATAATCTAAAAAACATAGATATATGGAACTTAAGAGGTAAGGCCGTTCCTATGGATATGCTTGCACCTAAGCTTATTAGAAGGTCGGAGAAAAAAGGATACACAGCTATAATATTAGATCCTATATACAAGGTTATTACAGGAGATGAGAACAGTGCAGACCAGATGGCTAAGTTTTGTAATCAGTTCGACAAGATATGTACAGAGTTACATTCGGCGGTTATTTATTGTCACCACCATTCAAAAGGCGCACAGGGCGGTAAAAGGTCCATGGACAGAGCTTCAGGCTCAGGAGTTTTCGCAAGAGATCCTGACGCACTGCTAGACCTTATAGAGCTTGAACTTACAGACGATATAAAGAAAGCTGAGAATGGCAAAGCAAGGATTAGGGGAATAGAAAAAGCTTTGAATGAGTATCTACCGGGATGGAGTGAAGAAGTAGGTCAAGATGATAGGTTAAGCCCTTCAGCTATGCAGGATTTTGCAACAGGAAAGCTTAACTTTGATCAGTCTACAAAGATGATGGAATATATTGCAAAAGAACAGGAACATCAATCTCATATTACTGCATGGAGAATTGAAGGAACACTTAGGGAGTTCCCATCATTTAAGCCATTGAATTTTTGGTTTGATTATCCGGTGCATAAGGCAGATGAAAGCGGAGTGCTTGCAGATATTAATACAAACGCAGAAACATCTTCTTGGCAAAAAAAGAGTTTTACTGAGAAATTTGCAAAAACTCAAAAGGAAAAAGGGGAAGAAACTTATAAGGTTTATATAGATGCGTTAGAAGAATTGTTTGACGATTCAACCGAAAGTATAACTGCGGAGGAGCTATCCGGTGTAATCGGAAAGAGCGAAGATGTCATTAGAAAAGATTTCTGTGGTGATAAATTTAGAGGGAAAGAAAGACCAAGACTAAAAAATAAATTGAAAAAAGCAGGGTATGTTTACGAAAAAGGAAAGATTTCCAAAGAACTGGACATACATTTGGACATACAAAAATGATGTCCAAAATTAGAACTGGACATACATTTGGACATACAAATTTCATTATGTCCAGTTTGAAGATTTTAGGTTTTGGACATACAACTGGACATACAATTTTACCTATGTCCATGTCCACTGGACATACAACTGGACATCTATATATATAAATATATATTGTGTCCACACTGTCGTGCGTACATTCCTCACTGGACATGGGGGCGATGGGGTACGCCCCACATGTTCCAGTTCCGGATGATACGCAGACAGCGACTAACGCGCGAGAAGAAAAAAAGAAAAATTTTATAATTTAAAGTGATAAAGTGAAAAGAGGTGAACGATGGAGATACAATTCTTTTTACCCATGAAAGATATACCGACAATTACGCATCAGGAAAAACAGGTTCATGTCGTAAAAGGTAAACCATTCTTTTACGAACCGGAGAAGCTGAAAGTGTGGAGAAGCAAATTAACAGGTTTGTGCCTTCCGTATGTATTAGAGCAACCTATAAGCGGAGCTGTGCAGCTTGTTACTAAATGGATCTATCCCTTAGGGGACCATAGAGAGGGTGAGTATAAAATAACAAAGCCTGATACTGATAATATGATTAAGCTTTTAAAAGACTGTATGACTAAGTGTGGATTTTGGAATGATGATGCACAAGTCGCTTCGGAGATAACGGAAAAGTTCTATGGTTCAAAAGTCGGAATCTATATCAGGATAAGAGAGTTATGACAGGTAATATAATTTCAGACGCGAAACTTAATAAGGCTTTAAATGTTATTTACAACGTGTGGTTTCAAAAATGGAAATGCAAATTAAATACAATGACAGATAAAGATTGGGATACTTGCATTCACGAATTGAATTATATTGCAGAGCAGGGCGAATACCCGGTAGTGGCCACGATAGGGATTGCACTACTGGACGAACTGGATGCAAGAGTAAAGGGCGGATACGGAAGTTTTGAGGGAGAGAAAGAAAAGAATGAACGAAGATAAATATATACGGTGTAAAGATTCAGATAAGCTGATACCTCTAATGAACGAATACTAAGCTATATGATACGGAATTTTGTTATGAGATAGATAGAGTAAAGGAGAGATTGAGAAAATGATAGATTTTGGGAAATTACAAGTAAATATCATAAAAAATATATTTTATGCGAGGTTAAAGGGTAAAAAGTCGGATTATATAATTTATAAACCATTAATCATTGGATGGAGTGAATATATACCGGTTACACATAGTGCTGTGTCTCTGTTTTTGATACCCGCCAACTTATACATGCTAAGCACAGAACTCCAACAGCGTATACCGAAAGAAGTGGAGAGTTTTTTTAAGGATGTGGTTGCGGAAGAATGGAAACTGACAGATACGGGGATGATAATGCAATCCAGGGATAAACAGCTTAAGATTTTTGAGACTAAAGAGGGAAAATCGGTTTTTGCAGATGTACAGTTACTGAAGCCATTTGGCAAAGATATCGGGCTTTATGGAAATGAAAAAGCGGATATGGTTTACATAAAAGGCGTTTTAAACTTTGAAGGGCTTGTGTGTGTGTGTAAGATCAAGGAGAAACAATGACAAGAAAAGAGATTTTAGCAGAAGCAGAGAAGAGTGTATGTGGTGATAGAAATTTACAGTACGGTGAGCCGGAGGATAACTTTAATACTATAGCAAAGTTCTGGAGTGCTTTCTTAGATATACACATAACAGCGCCACAGGTGGCCGCGATGATGATATTGATGAAGACCGCAAGAATCAAGGCAAGTGCAGGAAGAGATACGGACAGCTGGGTTGATGCTGCAGGGTACTCTGCTTGTGGCGCGGAGCTTATGCACAGAAAAACTGAATAGATTTAATTCTGAGATGGCTAGAATAACGCACACGGCACTTTAAAGGTATTGGACTATATTTCATGTCTAAAAGAATTAAAATGCCGTGTGGAGCAAAATAAGAGAAGTAGAGAAGATATGAGAAAAATAGTTACACATATTGACGGAGGTGGAAGAGGAGACAAATGAGTAGCGATTTTTACAATACAGAAGGCTACAAAGACAGCACGGCATACAAGGCAATAATGGCGATAGAAGAAGTAAAGAAAAGAAAAATGAAGGAGCAGGCCGAACATGACAAGCTTGTACAGCATATCAAGTATGTTGTTGAGCTTGCGGGGTTTAAGCTTAGTAGCAGGATTAAGCTTGTACATAAGCAAAGCGGAAGGAGATATGAGTAGATGGAGTTAAGTGAGTTAAAGTCGAAAGTATTAGAAATCTTTGAAATTACAGAAGTAAAAGACCTAGGATCTGCACTGATGAAAAATCTTGACAATTACGAGAATATGCGGGTATTTGAAGAAGCTGTGAATGGCGACTTATCAAAAGATTGGCTACAAAAGATTTATCAGTATCATGAAGCGGACCGCAAAGAAAAGAAACAAGACTACACCCCTGCAAGCCTCGGAAAGCTTTTAGCTAAATTATCAAGGGAGAGTGATGTTGTAATGGATCTTTGCGCGGGTAGTGGTGCTTTGACGATTCAGAAGTGGAATGAAAATCACAATCAAAGATTTTTACTATACGAATTAGACGAGAATGTAATCCCATATCTGCTATACAACTTAGCAATAAGAAACATAGAGGCTACAGTGATGAGGGCAGATGTATTGAAAAATGAAGTATATGAAAGCTGGGAAGTAAAGAAGGGAGAAAAGTATGGGAAGTGTATTGCTATCAAATCCGCCGTATAACCTAAAATGGGAGCCGCCAAGTATGGCAGGGTTCGACCAAAGATTTATGGGATATGGTATACCGCCGAAAGGCAATGCAAATTATGCTTTTATACTTACAGGAGTAAACGTAGCTGATAAGTCTTACTTTTTGCTACCGCTTTCAGTGTTGAGCCCAAAACAAGTAGAAAGCGACATAATAAAAACACTTGTAAGCGATAATTACCTTGAAGCGGTCGTATTACTGCCGGGCGATATGTTTGAGTCTACAAGTATACCTGTTTGCATCTTGTCTTTTAATAAAAATAAGACTACGAAAAAAGTTGCTTTTGTAGACGCAAGAGAAATGGCCGAAAAAGAAATCAGAGAGCAAAGAGGACAATTTGGCGGAGCTTCGCATGAAAGCAGAGTATACAAAAAAGAAGTTAATGTATTAAATGACGAGGCTATAGAGAAGATAGACGCAATTATAAGAAACTGCGAGGACATAGAGGGGATATCTAAATGCGTAAGTATAGACGCAATAGCAAGCAAAGATTACTCAATAAGGCCACAGGACTATATAACGTCTGCTGAGGTGGAAGAGGTACACAGAAGTTATAAAGACATAGCAAGTGACTATAATCGCATAATGCAGAGCAAAAACGCGCTTAAAATAACGGTGAATGAAACTTTGGCTAAAACTTTAGGACTATATAATGCGTATGCAAATAAAAAAGAAAGCGACATTGATAAGAGTTTTAAAGTAGTAGGTGAAAAAGCTGAAAAAGAAGATTATATAGCATTTACAAAATCCGCAATTTTTAAAGTTGAATGCAGAAGCGATAAAGTGTTTCCCGAACTGCTTGGCATGTTTGTATCGATGTGGAAGCAGCATATGATGTTTTTGAACAATGAAGAAAACAAGGTTTTAGCGGAGTTTAGGGATGCATTACTTCCAGATTTGATGCAAGGAAAAATACAAGTTGAGCAAGAGGTGAGTAGATGAATATATTAATCGCTTGTGAATGCAGTCAGACGGTCTGCAAGGAGTTTAGAGCATTAGGGCATAACGCATATAGTTGTGATATTGAATCCTGCTACGGAGGACATCCAGAGTGGCACATAAAAGGCGATGCACTCAAGATTGTTGAGGGGGGGCAGATGTTTGAGACAGAGGACGGAAGCGCTCACAATGTAGATAAGTGGAATTTAATAATTGCACATCCGCCTTGTACTTACTTGAGCAATGCAGCGACAAGAAGCCACAGCTTGAAGGGCGCCACACTTGAGCAAATCAACGCAAGGACGGCAAAGAGGATACAGGCGCAAGAGTTCTTTATGAAATTCGCAAATGCGAATTGTGAAAAGATAGCGATAGAAAACCCGGTTGGGGTGATGAATACTGTATACAGAAAGCCTGACCAGATTATTAATCCATACGAATTTGCAGAGTCTAAAGATGATAAAGAAAACTATGTGACAAAAAGGACATGTTTATGGCTAAAGGGACTTAAACCCTTACGGGGTAATAGCCTGAATAAGCCGAACAATGCCGAATTATATGGCAGGTGGTCAAACGGGAAAGCTGGATGCTGGCATGAGGTGCAAGGGCAAAAGAACAAAGCGACAGTCAGAAGCAAGACATTTACAGGCATCGCAAAAGCGATGGCGGAGCAATGGGGAGAAGAAAAGCATGATTGAAGGATTAGCAAGGCAGATACTACAGCATTACGGCATGATGCATCAAAAATCTAAGACAATCGAAGAACTTGCAGAGCTTATCGTGGCTTTGCAAAAAGATATCCTTGAGGGCAAAGAAAGCCACTCAAGGGCGGTGCTGGAAGAGATTGCAGATGTTCGCATCATGTTGATGCAGATGACGGCGGGCGAAGAAGACGAGGAACTCGTTGATAAGATAACAAGACAAAAGCTCGATAGGCAGATGAGGAGGATTGAAGCAGAGAAGAATGGCAGTAAAACTTGCAGTACATGCGTATGGTGTATGAAGTTAGCTCCGGTTTTGCACAATGGCATATGCTATTGTCGGAAAAGTGACGAACGCGGAAATCATGTAGACGACAAGATGACTTGTCAGAAGTGGGAGGGACGATGATGTTAGTGCCTAAAGTGGATATAAAAGAGTTCGAAAAATTCGGATTTAAGCGGTGCAAAGGAATTCCTAGAGACTTTCAATGCTATTACCTGTGCGTTGCAAGAGGCTGCAAGTTTATGTTTGTCAGTCCAAAATGCTTTATGATTGAGGACTGGAGAAAAGACGATTCAAGAATACATACTAAGCCAAATTGCAGGTTCAGAAGCGATCGTACAGCTATAGATATTTTGTACGATTTAATAAAAGCAGATATGCTGAAAAAAGAGAGGTGAGAGATGGACAAGAATTGCGAGACTTGCGCATATCAGACAAGTAGGCGGAAGGTATGTACAAATAAGCAAAAAATGCGAAAGTAAATCAAGAGCTGCTAAAAGAAAAAGGGCACTGTCAAGACTACATAGAAAAAGACATACTTTTTTCGAATTTCAAAGCTACTAGATACATGTATGACTTTTTCATATCAGAAGTGATTGAGAGAGCAAATGAAAGCGCCGAAAAACAGGAAAAAGAACAGGCCGAGAGAGATTGGCTAAAACTCAGAGAAAAATACACTATAGATGGCAAGTTTAGCTGCCTAGCGTTTATAAGAGCGAACTTAATCTATATAGCGTTTAGGAGAGCGCACTTAAGCATATTTGGAAAGGTGACAAATGACAGCGAAAGAATATTTAAGTCAACTGAAGACGCTTGATAACATGATCAAGGCTAAGCTCTTAGAAAAAGAGCGAATGGCCGCATTGACAACAAAAGTAAATGCAGGATTTAGCGAAAGAGTGCAAGGTGGAGGCAGTGGTGGAATAGAAAATGCTGTAATAAAAATGTTAGAGCTAAAGGAACAGATAAATTTAGATATCATAAAGCTGATGGAATTAAAGTCTGAAGCAAGGGGGTTGATTGACAAGTTGCCGGATGACAAGCACAAGATAATATTGTCAATGTATTATGTCTCCGATATGACCTTTGAAATGATATCGGATGAAACGCATTACTCAGTTGGGGCGGTGCATAAATTCTATAGGAATGCCCTGAAAAAATTTGAAGATTTGTACTATTCCGAAAAGAGTGAAAAAAATGAATAAAAATGAAAATGAATCTATGATATAGTGTATACGTGAAAAGTTTAAAGCAAGTATACTTTTTCATAATCCTCCTTTAATGTATGGTATAGGGGGCAGGCTTTTATTGATGTTTCCCTGCCCCAAAAAACCTAAAGGATACGCTACTAACATTTTCTTCTTGAGAGACAGCTTGATATGGCTGTCTTTTTTGTATTCAAAATCACAGAAAGGAGCTGATGATATATCAAACTAACTTTAAAACAACAGAGATTTGCTGATGAATATATCATCAGCGGGAATGCGACAGAGGCAGCCATAAAGGCAGGATACAGTAAGAAGACGGCAAACAGAATAGCGACAGAGAACTTGTCAAAACTTGTCATACAAACCTATATTGGCGAAAAACTTAAAGAGTTATCAGACAAAAAGATTGCCGACCAGCATGAGGTACTTGCTTACTTAACCGCAGTGCTCAGAGGTGAAACGCAATCAGAGATTGTAGTTGTTGAGGGGGTCGGTGAAGGCTGTAGTGAAGCAAGACGGTTACAGAAGCTTCCTGACGAGAAGGAACGATTGAAAGCCGCCGAATTACTTGGCAAGCGTATGGGGCTGTTTAAAGACAAGTTGGATGTTACTGCTAATGTGCCGGTAATTATCTCAGGAGGTGATGAACTTGAAGATTGACAGTATTAAGATTCAGCTGCCTGAGGTGGTAGGCAAAGGATACGGTACATATTGGCGTTACAAGGGCAGATACAGAGTCTGTAAGGGTAGCCGTGCGAGTAAAAAGTCCAAGACTACAGCTTTATGGTATATATGGGCAATTATGAAGTATCCGCAGGCTAATTTGCTTGTGGTCCGCAAGGTATTCAGGACATTAAAGGACAGCTGCTTTACAGAGCTTAAGTGGGCTATAAGGAGACTGAAGGTTGAAAACCATTGGGAAGTTAAAGAATCACCGCTTGAAATGACTTACATACCGACAGGGCAAAAGATATATTTCAGGGGCCTTGATGATCCGCTTAAGATTACATCAATCACAGTGGAACAAGGATATCTTTGTTGGATGTGGTTGGAGGAAGCCTATGAGATATCAAATGAAAATGACTTCAATATGCTTGATGAGTCAATAAGAGGTGCTATTCCTGATGATGTAAAACTGTTTAAGCAGATAACAATAACCCTGAATCCTTGGAATGAACATCACTGGATAAAGAAAAGGTTCTTTGATGCTCCGGATGATGAAGTTCTTGCAATGACTACAAATTATCTTTGTAATGAATGGCTTGATAAGGCCGATCTGAAGGTATTTGAGTCAATGAAAAAGAACAATCCACGAAGGTATCAGGTTGCAGGCCTTGGAGAGTGGGGCATAGTAGACGGACTTGTATATGAAAACTGGGAAGAAAAAGCCTTTGATATAAACGAGATAAAAAAGATATCAACAATACAGTCGGTATTCGGGCTTGACTTTGGTTATACAAACGACCCAAGTGCTTTGTTCTGTGGCCTTGTAGATACAAAAAGCAAGACAATATGGGTATTTGATGAGATGTACAAAAAGGGCATGAGCAATGAAGCTATAGCGGATGAGGTTACTAAGATGGGATACGCCAAGGAGCGTATAAGAGCCGACAGTGCGGAGAAAAAGAGCATTGACAGGCTTTATACTTTAGGCCTATCGCATATAACTGCTGCAAGAAAGGGACCTGACAGTATAGTTCACGGTATCGACTTTATACAGGACTACCACATAATAATTCATCCAAGGTGTGTAAATTTCATTACAGAGATATCCAACTACACATGGGCAAAAGACAGCAAGACAGGCAATATGATAAATAAGCCTATTGATGATTTTAATCACCTTATGGACGCCATGAGATACGCTCTTGAGGATATCTCGATGGGCTCTGTGTATAGTTTTGATTAAAAGGGAGTGAAGATGTGGATTTCATAAAAAGAATAATTTTGGCAATAAGTCAATTTTTTAATAAAAAGAGTATAGCAGGCATATCGGGGATAAGTATTCTAAAGAATGAGACGCTGATATGGAGGTCTTCACCTGATAGGGTAATGCAGCTGAAAGGTGCAATGTACTATGAAGGAGTCCAAGACATACTGAGGAGAAAAAGGACAGTGATAGGCGAAGGCGGAGATCTGCAGGAGGTTAGCAATCTGCCAAATAACAGAATCATAGACAACCAGTACGCGAAGCTTGTTAATCAAAAAGCTAATTACCTACTTGGACAGCCGTTTGTAGTAAGTTCAGACAATAAAGACTATCTTGAGTGTTTAAAACAGGTGTTTAACAAAAAGTTTATGAGAAACATAAAGACGGCAGGAAAATATATGTTAAACACAGGCATAGCATGGATTTATCCACATTATGATGGCAGTGGACAGCTAAGCTTTAAAGTTTTTCCGGGATATGAAATTTTGCCTTTTTGGGAAGATGATGAAAAGACCAAAGTAAGGTTGGCTGTACGATTATACAAAACAGATGAATACACATACAACGGAACTAAGACTGAAGTGGAAAGAGTTGAGGTATATGCTCCGGATGGTGTGTACAGATTTATATTAAACGGTGAAGCCATAAGAGGCGACGATATTATTCCATATAGCGCTTATGTAAATACAGAAAATGAAAACTATAATTGGGGTAGGATACCTTTAGTACCGATGAAATATCATGACGGCACACCATTACTAAAGAGAGTTAAATCTCTCCAAGATGGTATCAATATAATGCTCTCAGATTTTGAAAATAATATGCAGGAAGACGCAAGGAATACTATTCTTGTCATTAAGAACTACGATGGGCAGGACTTAGGAGAATTTAGGCAAAAGCTTGCGCTGTACGGAGCCGTTAAGGTTAGAAGCAATGACTCTGAGAAGGGTGGAGTTGATACACTTGAAGTCAAGGTAAATGTCGATAACTATAAAGCTATTATAGAGATATTTAAGAAAGCCTTGATAGAAAACGGCATGGGCTATGATGCCAAAGATGACAGAATGTCCGGTAATCCTAATCAGATGAATATTCAGAGCATGTACAGTGATATTGACTTAGATGCAAACGATATGGAAACAGAACTGCAGGCGGCTTTTGAGGATTTGCTTTGGTTCGTGAAGGCGCACTTATCCAATATGGGATTAGGTGACTTTGAAGATGAAGAGGCTACTATCACATTTAACAGAGACATATTGATAAATGAGACAGAGGCGATAGATAGTTGTGTTAAGTCTGTAGGCATCTTATCGGATGAGACTATTATAGAACAGCATCCTTGGGTAGATGATGTTCAGAAGGAACTTGAGCGTATAAAGAAGCAAAAAGAAGAGCAAGTAAAAGACCAGTATGGCGCCTTTAACAGCACTGCAGATGCCGATTTTAAGGATGGTGATGATATGTGAAGAACTCAGACTACTGGATAAACAGATTCGGTCAGCTTGAAAGTGTTACAAATAAAGATGCTATGGAGGCCTGCAGGGATGTTGAGGAAATATACCAAAAGGCTCAAACAGAGCTTGAGGGCAAAATAAATGCTTGGTATCAAAGATTTGCAACTAACAATCAAATATCCATGGCAGAGGCGAGAAAGCTATTAACCACAGGAGAGATGAAAGAACTTAAGTGGTCGGTAGAAGAGTATATAAAGCACGGCAAAGAAAATGCTATCAGCGGTCAGTGGGCAAAAGAACTTGAGAATGCGTCAGCAAGGTTTCACGTATCAAGGCTGGAAGCATTAAAGCTTCAAACACAGCAAAGCATTGAGGCGTTGTACGGCAATCAATTAGATATCGTGGACAGCGCAATGAGAAAAGCATATTCGCAGAGGTACTATAGGACGGCCTTTGAGTTTCAGAAAGGTTTTGGAGTAGGGTTTGCGGTAGACAGACTTGATGAAAATACGCTTAGTAAAATAATCAATAAGCCTTGGGCGGTTGACGGCTATAATTTTTCTAAGAGGATATGGACTAACAAAGAAAAGTTGATAGGCGAACTTCACAGCTCTTTAACAAGAAATATAATTACCGGAGCGGACCCGGCTAAGGCTATAAAAGAGATAAAGTCTAAAATGGGTGTATCAAGCAATGCAGCAGGCAGGCTTATAATGACAGAGTCCGCCTATTTTGGTTCTGTGGCTCAAAAAGATATGCTTAATAATCTCGATGTTGAAAAATATGAGATTGTGGCTACATTGGACAGCAAGACATCTGAGATATGTAGAAGCCTTGACGGCAAAGTATTTGATATGAAGGAATATCAGGCAGGCGTTACAGCCCCTCCATTCCACCCATACTGTAGAACTACCACAGCACCGTATTTTGACGACTGGGAAGAGCTGGGAATTGATAGAGAACGAGTTGCAAGGAATGATAAAGGCGATAAGTACTTTGTTGATGGAAATATGTCTTATAAAGATTGGGAGAAACAATATATCAATAAGGATGCTTCTGACGATGGTAAGGCATTGAATATTGATACGCAAAGTGGTAAAGTGAAAGTATCAGAGGACATACCTGAACTAAGTAAGCTAAAAGCTTCTCGTATGGAGGATGATGATTATAACGAATATTTCGATATCGTAAACAATCATAACAACGAAGATATCAGAAGACTTTACAAACTATATGCAAATGAAATAGATGAGATAAAACTTTTAGGTTCAAAAACTGCTGCATATAATCCAGCCTCAAATAGCTTGAGTTTTAACTATAACAGTAGTAGCAAGTACCCTGAAATAAATAAATTTGGAACGCTTGCTCATGAGTACGCTCATTTCTTTGATGAAAAAGCGGTATTTAACAATATCCATTTTAAGGAAGTGGAGGCCATAAGAGACGCAACGTGGATGAATAACTACTTTAAATCAATTCCCAGCTCAAGTGATGAGTTCCTTGAGGCACTAAGAAAGGACAAAGAGTTCTTGAGTTCAATATTAACTCCAGAGCTTAAACTCGAGCTTAAAGCGCATAACGCAAGTCATGGAGTGCAAGATGCGATTGATGGGTTGTTTCCAAATGCAAGGATAGCATGGGGGCATGGAGAGAGATATTACAATCAGATATATTCTAATATTGAATATTTCGACAAGTTAGCACGAACGTCAAACAAGAAGGCTTTGAGACAAGTTTACGCAGATAAGGGCTTTGATGTGAGTAATTATGGGAAGGTTAAGATAATCTGTAGGCAGTACACGGCAGCATCGGAAGCATGGGCGAACATCATAAGCGCAGAAGTCTGTGGCGGTGAAGAGTTGGAGTATGTAAAGAAGTATTTACCAAACAGTTACAAAGCGATACTTGATATATTGAGAGGAGTAAATTAGTGGAGAAATTAGAAGAGGCCCTTGAGCTTTACGAAAGAACATTTGAGGAATCATTTCCAACCATACCATTACTGATGGATAATTCAGACGAAGATGTTATCAGGATGATAAATAAATGTGTATCGCAAAACAAAGACGTGTACGGTATGGGGTTTCTGGATGAGAAGGCTATATATTGATATAAGTTTTAAAGCACCTTAACAGGGTGCTTTTTTATTGCCGTCTTTTAGCTTTGCAGACGATAAAGAACAAAGAAAAGAAGTGGATTGAACCACGTTAAAAAATGTATGAAAGGAATTAAGGAACATGAAAAGAGAAGATTTTATAGCACTTGGAATGGATGAAGAGTTAGCGAGCAAATGCGAAAAGGCAAGCGCTGAAGAGCTTAAGAATTATGTGCCATATGAGCGATTTAAGGAGCTTGTAGATGAAAAGAACAAGCTTAAGACGGATATCGCCGATAGGGACAAGCAGTTTGAAACTCTAAAGAACTCAACAGGCGATGTTGAAGCAATGAAAGAGCAGATTGCTTCACTGCAGGCAGAGAATAAGGCAAAGGACGAAGCCCATGCAGCGGAAATCAAGCAGATGAAAATAAATAGTGCTTTGGAGTCTGCACTAATCGGTTCTAAGGCAAAGAATTTAACAGCAGTCAAGGCACTTATCAAGGATCTTGACAAGGCAGAGCTTCAGGATGATGGAAGCATAAAAGGACTTGAAGAGCAAATAACTGCATTAAAAAAGTCTGACAGCTATTTGTTCGAGGAAGCCGCTGCAGCAAAGCCAAGTTTCAAAGGTTTTCAGCCCGGAGTAGCAAAGAAGGAAATCGGTGCGGGTAAGGTTGATATGTCAAAAATGTCCTATGATGAGTTGGCTAACTATATTGAAAACAATCCCGATACAGGGAACTAAGAAAGTAGAGGTAAACAATAATGGCAAAATTTGATGCAAAGAGTTTTAATGACAGAGCATTTGGCGCGTATATGTCCGCAATTCCAAATGTAAAGCTTAATAAGTTAAAAGAGTCTATGGCGGTGGTATCCGATCCGAGACTTGCAGAAGCTTTTAAGAATCAGTCTCAGACAGGTAGTGTTTATGCTATTCTGCCTTATTTTGGCAGATTGGGAGGCAAGGCGCAGAACTATGACGGACAGACAAACCTAAACCCTGAAAGAACGGCAACTTATGAGCAGGGTGTGTTCGCATATGGAAGAATGATGGGATGGACGGAGGCCGACTTCAGCTATGATGTGACTGGTGGTGTTGACTTTATGGCCAATGTTAGGGCACAGATTATGGATTACTGGAATGAGGTAGATCAGGAGGTCCTACTGTCTATTTTAAAGGGTATATTCGGTATGAGCGCTACAGGGACAGGCACTATAAAGACTGCTAACAAGGCATTTGTCGACGAGCATACTCTGGACATTTCGGCGTCCACAGAGAATAAAAAGACTGACGAGAGTATGATAATGGGCGTTACAACTCTTAACAGCGCTATCCAGAAGGCTTGTGGAGATAATAAGCAGAAGTTTAGCCTGGTAATTTGCCACTCCAGTGTATCTACGAACCTGGAGAATCTTAAGCTTTTAGCATATCTCAAGTATACAGACAGCGAGGGTGTGGAAAGAGATCTCAGCATGGGTACTTGGAACGGAAGACTTGTGCTTGTGGATGATTCTATGCCTGTAGAGGTAAAGAATGTCGGAGCTACAGGAGGAGATGTGTCTATTTATACCACATATGTGCTTGGAGAGGGTGCAATAGGCTTTGAGGATGTGGGCGCGAAGGTACCGTACGAGATGGTAAGAGACGGTAAGACTAACGGTGGTGAGGATACTCTTATTTCAAGAAAGAGAAATGCTGTGAGCGTTGCAGGTATCTCGTACCTTAAGGCAAATCAGGCTACAAACAGTCCTACCAATGCAGAGCTTGAGAACGGCTTAAACTGGTCACTTGTTCAGAGCGATAATAAGACTATCCCTCACAAAGCTATTCCGATAGCAAGAATTATCTCAAGGGGGTAATATGCTTGAAAGGATAAAGGAGAGATTGCAGTCCATAGGATATGCAGTAAAAGATAGCGATGATATTACTATCAGCTTTGCTATGCAAAAGGTTGAAAACACTATAAAGAACGATTGCAATATCTCTGCTATCCCTGACGGTCTTATGAATATTGCAATTGATATGGTCGTTGGTGAGTTTCTTATGTCGAAAAAGACGTTTGCTCCTAACGACCTTTTAAATTTAAATCTGGATTCAGCTATTAAGCAAATACAAGAAGGCGATACAAATATATCTTTTGCAGTAGGCGAAGGAAGTAAGACTGATGAACAAAGACTTGACAGCTTTATTGACTATCTTTTGAATTACGGCAGAGATGAATTTATCACTTACAGGAGATTCAGATGGTAGATGCATGGAAACAGGCAAGAAAAGCAGTAGAAAGCAGATATAAAGGACTTTGCGACATACTGGAAAAAAGAAAGGTAAAAGATGAGGTTACTAAGGCTACTGTATTGAAAGATATAACGGTCTTAAGCAATCAACCTTGCAGGTTGTCATACAGTAGCTACAGCACAGCGAATCAGACTGATACAGTGTCAAATATAGAACAGATTATTAAGTTGTTCATTGCTCCTGAGATTAAAATTGCTCCGGGATCTAAGCTTAGGATAACACAAAACGGAGTAACTACCGACTATATATCCGGTGGAGTTCCGGCAGTGTATGAAACTCACCAAGAGGTATCCTTGGAGCTTGAGAAAGAGAGAGCATAATGGCGAGCTGGGGAAGAGCGGACTTTGAGGCTTTTAGAAAACTTCAGGAAAAGATACAGAGCCTTAAAGATATTGATATGAATGCTTTTTGTACTGAATGCAGCAAAGAGATTGCGGCAAGACTTTTAAGTTTGGTTGTGAGAAGAACTCCTGTAGGCAAGTATCCTTCAGGAAGTGGAAAAGTTGGCGGTACTCTAAGAAGAGGCTGGGGTGCGGTAGCAGATATAAACGTTGTTAAAGAAGGTGATATATATACGGTAACTATTATAAATCCGGTTGAATATGCTTCTTATGTTGAATTTGGCCATAGAACCGGAAACGGCGGATATGTGGAGCCACAACTTATGCTCACTATATCTGAAGAAAAGCTAAAGAGTGCAATACCTAAGCTGCTAGAAAGAAAAGTAAAGAAAAAACTTATGGAGGCATTAAGTGGCGGAAATTAACTTATCTTTGGTATTGGATGCTATAACAGTTGTGCTTGGTGAATTATCACCCGACTCAAGTATATACATAGATAAAGTTGAACAGGGGTTAAATGACGG